GTTGGTGCCGGAGCCCTGATGGCTGCTCCTGGTGACGGCGAATACTGCTGGATCCAGACCGGCGGCAACGCCACGCTCACCACGGCCCTGACCGCTGGTGCTGACGGCAATGCTCTGACGGCGGTTGGCGCCACGGACGGCACTCTCGATGTGTCGGCCCTGGTCACTGACCACATCTGCGCAATCGCGGTCGATGCCTCGGCAAAGATCGTGTTCCTGACCTGCCCGTAAGACCATGGCAGACAAGAAGATCACTGCCGCCGCCATCATCCAGAAATGGGATGGCGGCGAACGCCTGATCGCTGCCGAACTGGCTCGTAAGGCTACCAAGGACGCATCGGAAGATGCTCGGGCCGCGCGCCCCGAACTGGCTCGCTACCTGGCTCCTGACTTCAAGGGCTGATCTTTCGACATTCCAAACACGGGCCTCGCCTTCACTGGCGGGGCCTTTTTGCATCCACCTTCCAATGGAGAATACCAATGGCTGATATCCTGATCACAGGGTTCACGCAGAAATACGCCAAGGACAAGGACGGCAACCTTCAGACCGTCGATTGGGTATCCTGGGTTCCGACGCATGCTCCCCAGACCATGGGCAACTCCGAGCGCGTTGACCGGCTCAACCCCGACAATATCAAGCTGCCCGATGGGGCCAATGGCGGCGAGAAAATCGCCTATATGCGCCACATGTGGGCGACCATCGAGCCGGCCTATCTGGCGTGGAAGGAAGGCCGCGAAGTGCCGCTCAACGGTACGCCGCTGGCTGCATGGCCCGGGGTCACGCCCGAACAGGCCGAAGTATTCCGGCTCGCCGGCATCCGCTCTGTTGAACAGGTCCGCGATCTGACCGACAGCCTGCGCGCCAAGGTGCGCCTGCCCAATACCCGCGAACTGCAGGATCTGGCCAAGCTCTATCTGGAGAACACTGGTGTTGCCGCGGCGGCCGAACGCGAAGCCGCCAAGGATCGCCAGATTGCCGACATGGCCGAGCGCATGGAAGCCATGGAAGCGCTGCTCAAGGATGCCATGGCGCCCAAGTCAGAGGTTGACGACGAAGTGGCCGACCTCCGGGCCCAGCTCGACGCCAAGGGCATCCCCTACCACCACAAGGCCGGTGCCGCAAAACTCCGCGAACTGCTGACCCAGGAAGCCGCGTAAATGACCATCCTGTCGATTTGCCAGCGTCTATCCACCAAGATCGGCATTGACCGGCCTACGGTGATCTATGCGTCAACCGACAGGGACATGTATTCGCTGCAGGAGGTCATTGCCGACGCCGTGCTGACCATCAAGGAAGCGCACGACTGGCAACTGTTCAAGGCGATCCACACACTGACTGGTGATGCCTCATCGGTCGGCTTTGACCTCCCCAGCGACTATGACCGCATGCTTCGGACCGCCAGCCTATGGTCCAGCCGCTATTCGTGGGCCATGGAGCACGTTCTGGACACCGACAGGTGGCTTGAGCTGCTGACACTGCCCTATACGCAGGTAACGGGCTCGTGGACCATCTATGGCGGCCAAATCCAGATCCTCGATACCATGGCCGCGGGCGATACGGCCAAGTTCTTCTATATCAAGAACCTGCCAGTCGTGAGTGCTGCGTCCACCACCAAGGCGGCCTTTACCGCCGATGATGACAGTTTCCGGCTGGACGAAGAACTGCTGCGCCTCGCCATCATCTACAAGTGGAAGCAGTCCAAGCTGCAGGCCTATGAAGAGGAAATGGCCGACTTCAACGTCATGCTCAACCGCATGATCGACAAGGACGGCGGCAGCAAGCCGGTCGTATCCGGACGCAGCGCGACAAGCTGGCGCAATTCCAACGTCGCGTGGCCGGGGACGATTAGCGGGGTTGCTCCATGATGCGGGTGCCAGGCACAATCCTCCCAGCCGCCCGCATGCGGGCACCCGGCGCACGTCGCCCAGCCCCCCGCAAGAGGCGTCCAGACCCATCCCACAAGCCATTCGCGGCGCCTAGTGGCGGGTGGGTCTCTGCGACCAACCTTGCCTTGGCTAAGCCTGGCACAGCGCAGATACTGGAAAACTGGATACCGACTACCACGGGCATTCGGTTGCGTGCAGGGAGCCTCAAGCACGGCACAGCGCATGCCACCGATCCGCTCGAAAGCCTCATGTCCTATATCGGGGGCAGCACTCGCAAACTGTTCGGCGCCGCGGCCGGCAGCATCTTCGATCTGACAAGCCCTGCTGATCCGGACGTACCGCCAGCGGCGGCGGTGACGGGGCAGACGAGCGACTATTACGCCCATGTCAACTTCTCCACGCCGGGCGGCTATTTCATGCTTGCGGCCAATGGCAGCGATGAAATCCAGACCTATGACGGCACCACCTGGGCCGCGTTGGTCTCTGGCGCTGGCGTGGGTGAACTCAATGGCCTTGCCAGCGATACGGTTGACCATCTGAACGTCTATCGCAATCGCATCTGGCTCACCAACCAGACCATGACGGCCTACTATCTGCCGACCGACAGCATTGCCGGAACGGTGGGCGAGGTGGCCTTGACGGGTGTGTTCCGCAAGGGCGGCTATATCCTGTTCTCTGCAACATGGTCGCTCGATAGCGGCGACGGGCTGGACGACAAGATTGCCTTTGTGTCCTCAGAGGGCGAAATCGCCATCTACCAGAATGACCCGGTGGATGCAGCATGGGGGCTAGTTGGCCTCTATGACTGCTCGCCGCCGCTGGGCAAGAACGCCTTCCTCAAGGTTGGCGGCGATCTGCTGCTATTGACCGAGATTGGCCTTGTGCCTCTCTCCGCGGTCATCACTAAAGACCCTGCCGCTCTGGGGCTCGCCGCGGTGAGCCGTGACATTCAACCCGATTGGGAAGCCGAGGCCCGCCAGCGCCGCTCGCTGCCTTGGGAAATCGTCAAGTGGACGAGCCGCAACGTGGCCTATATCTCGTGCCCGGTAACGGCCGAGGAATCCATCACGCCGCCGATCTGCTTTGCGGTCAATCTCGAAACCGGCAAATGGTCCAAGGTCACGGGCTGGAATACCCGGTGCTGGGCCCTGCACGACGATGGGGCCTATTTCGGGACCAATGCCGGTACGCTGATGCGGGCAGAGGTGACGGGCGCCGATGATGGCGAACTGATCTATCACACCTATGTTGGCCATATGGACCATTTGGGTGCGCCCAGCCAGCACAAGACCGTGCTGCAGGCGCGCGCCATCTTCCGCACAAAGACGACATTTAATCCCTTGCTGGCGGTAACGACAGACTACCAGGTCAACCTGCCATCCTATCCGAGCGCCGCCGCGGTATCGGGAAGCCCGGGCGAATGGGACGTTGGTCTATGGGACGTGGCGCTCTGGGATACCGGGCTCAGCTACTACACCGTCAACACCTACTGGAAATCCATCGGCAAGAGCGGCTTTGCCCATGCCCCGATCATTCTGGTGACAAGCGGCTCGGCATCCCCGCCAAGCGCCGAACTGGTCATGTTCGATACGACCTATGAGCCGGGCGGCCTTGTCGTCTGATGGACCTTCTCTACGGGCACAATGAGGTCGTCGCGGCATGGGTCGCGGCGCACATTCCCGGGTGTGAAAGAGGCTTCGACAGGCCGGTGTCAATCGGCGTTGTCGAGAACGAGCGGCTTATCGGCGGGACAGTGTTTCACAACTACCAGCCCGAGGCAGGCGTCATTGAAATGAGTAGCGCCGGGACCGACCCGCGATGGCTCTCCCGCAAGATGCTCGCGGCCATCTTTGGCTACGTGTTCGATCAGGCCGGTTGCCAGCTTGTGGTGATGCGGGTGTCGGAGCGTAACAGCCGCATGGTCAAGATAGCCGAGAAGTTCGGTTTCGACGGTCACTTGATCCCTCGCCTTCGTGGCCGGGACGAGGCCGAATGGATTTTCACTCTGACTGATGACCAATGGCGTCAGCACCCCGTAGCGAGGTCTTTCAATGGGTAAGCCTTCTGCCCCCCAGGCACCTGATCCGGTCGCCACGGCGACCGCGCAAACTGCCTCCAACAAAGAGACGGCAATCGCGCAAACTGGCCTCAATGCGATGAACCAGTACGGGCCACAGGGGTCCGTAACCTATGCGCAGAACGGCACATGGGCCGATGG